CAGCATCAAGAACGTTCAATTCTGCCGCAGTTGTTGTTACAGCCGTGCCACCAATAAGTAATTTATCTTTTACAATATCTACTACAGCACCACCTGCCGTTAGTAACTTATCTGCACTTTCATCCCAAAGTACATAAGCACCTGAAGTAGCACCAAAAAACTTAACATCTACACCTGTGTCATCAACACCAAAAGTAGTTGCACCATCTATTTGAACAACACCATCTATATCGACTGCATCAAGGTTTGTTGTACCATCAATATCTGCATTACCTGAAATATCTAAAGTAGTAGCATCAAGTTCACCTGCTACTGTAACAACACCATCTGCTACTGTAATCAAATCAGTATCGTCTGTATGCCCTATGGTTGTTCCATTAATAATTACGTTATCAACTGTAAGCGTTGTTAGCGTTCCTACAGATGTAAGATTGGGCATTGCAGTTATTTCGTCATCAAAGTATGCAGCTAAATCTGTAACTGCAACCTGTTTCATTGTGCCACCATCGTTGAACACAACTCTGTCTGCATCAGCAACTGTAGTAGAACTAGCAGTTGTATCGCCATCCATAATATTTAATTCAGTAGTTGTTACTGTAGCACCATCAAGTATTTCTAATTCTGTTTCAGATATACCTGCTGAACCTATTGTAACTGTTCCTGAAAATGTTACGTTAGCACCACTAAAGGTCATTGCAGTAGTAGGGGTAGAACCTGATTTAATTACAAGTTCACCACTACTGTTTGTAAATGACCCATATGTAGCACTACCATTTTTAAGAGTAATGTCATCACCATCTGCATCAAGAATTATATCTCCTGCAGCGTCTAGGGTAATACCACCAGAACTGGCAAGTTTGATTGCATCTGCATTAGTGCCATCAGACACAAGATCCAGATCACCATCAGCATTACTATAAATGTATGTACCAGTATCCTGAAAGTATAACTTTTCAGTACTGTTAATAAGGATGTCATCAGAGAATTTAAAATAATCCTCGTCTTCCATCCAGTATAGCACACCATCATTACTTTCACCATCAAAAGTTACTGTAATATCTGTACCAGCAGTGGCTGCTCCAAATGTTAAAGTGTTGCCTAATAGTTTAGTAATTGCCCCACCTTCATTGGCAGTACCATCGTGAGTGTGTCCTGTACTTGCTTGAAAAGCTGCTAATAGTTGGTCAAACTCATTATTAGTATGTGCTGCTGTGATTACGTCACCGTCAGTGTACGATGACTGTCGTGTATACGTTGCTCCCATTTACCTTCTTGCCCCTACTTGATATTCTAGACCAAATCCTTTCAGTGAATATGGTGCTGTTGTTGCGTTGTCGTTTACTCTTAATGCTACTGCAAATCCTGAACCTTCTACTGGTTGTCTTACGAGTGGTTGTGATGCACCACCGTATGTTGGTGTGCCATATGTTGATGTTCCATATATTGCAACTACATCTGTAGAATCTAAAGGATATGCCGCAGGTCTAGATGAATTTTTATCTTCATAATCATACCTTACAAACATGTCAGCATTAATTGCTGATTCTGGTTCGTAGTTTATCATAACACGTTGCATGTGTTTTCGGATGCCCGGATCATTGAATGTTAAATCAGGACTTCTATATCTACCATTTATTGACGTACCATTAAAATCGTTACCTTTTTCTTGTCTGTAAATATAACCATCAAATCCACCGTGAACAACTATAACATCCCCTGTTTCTACAAGTGTATCAGTACAAGAAGGTTTAATACCACGCAATTCTGCAAATTCAAAATTTTGTCCTTTCATCACACAAATAACACCATCTGTAAATGTCTCTGCTGATCCATCTTTTACAAAAAATATTCTATACTGTGTTTTATCGGCTATAACTACAGACTCAAACAATTCAGAATTTATAATGTTTTCATCAAATAATGTGTGTACATTTGAACTTATAGTTCCAAGTTCAACGTCATCAATTCTAGCAGTACCAGCAACAGTACGTAAACCATCAGGTCCTAAGAATATAAGATCACCACCAAATTCTTGTACAGTATCTCCATTAATACATCCAATTCTACGTGTTACAGGTTGTATAGCAAAATCACTTGATGAACTACCTGTCATCTTAAATATTCTGTTTTCACAAAATATAAACAACGTACTACGAAATACTTTTAGTGCAACAATAGTATCATCAACTTTAATGCTTCCTGCACCACTACCACTACTAAACGCATCTTCATCAAACGGTTGACTAAAAACTACTTCTTGAGGTGTACTTGACATACCTGCATAAAACATATGTTCTCTAAATGCTGCAACAAATTTAGCACCTTCTACACTTGACTCTGTTACATCAGTTGCTGAGTATGATGTGTTAAATACAGTAGGATCATTTACCCCATCTACTACAATTAATTTATCATTACCATCAAAGTTAAATCTTTCAAACTTGTACTTACTAGCACTGGTTCTTCCTGTATCCCTTACTGTCCAATTTTCTGATACAACTGTTTGAGAAGTATCTCCACTTGCTGAGTGAGCCGCAGCTGTTGTGCTATTAACTGCTCTAGTAACTCCTGTAAATGTTGTTGCCGTTTTTCCAGTGTATGTAAATTGTTCTGAATTAATTTGTAATGTTCCACTTGAACTAAACCCTGTTGTGCTTTTAACTGTAATAGTTCCAGAACCTGTCATTGCAGTATCTGCAGCTATTGCGTGGGTGCTATCTGTTCCTAATTCTGTTGATGCTGAAGTAAATATTTTTTCACCTCTGGCCGCAACAATTTGATTATTAAACAACGCAGACATTAAAACTTTTTCAGCACTACTAGATGTTTGGGGTACTATTTGATTTACAAAAGGTTTAAATCCATCTATTCTTCTGTATCCACCTTTAATGTCAGGTTCAAAATTAAGTAATTCTAATGCCTGTCCGGGTTGCATAATAAATGTAGATCTACTTTTAACAAGTCCACCTTCACATACAAAAGCGAATGGTTGTGTTTGCGACAGATCAGGCATCTACACTGCCCTCATGTAATTTTTACGATTAACTAACTCTACTCTCATTCTTTTAATTCCGTCTTCGTATTCTTTGTTTGCAAATTGTGCGTTTTGCAAATCAGAGCGTAACATAAATGCGTAGTATCTTGCTCTGGCTATTATTACTGGCTCAAACCGTGTTGGTATAATTGAAGTATCTGTAGCATTAGATAAATCTGTATGAGTAACGTAGTAGTCAAAAGCAATAGATAAATTATCACTATCAGGTATTGGACTAAAACCTACTTCATCATTGTAATTAGTATATACAAATTCTGGAACACCTAACTTATCTGTAGAAGATGTAGAATCTTTTTCTCTAAAATTATCATTCCATTCTTCATAACTTATATACTTTAATCTTTTTGGATTTACATCGTTTTCTGTAAGACTTATAAACCCAACATAAGCGTTTGATCCAGAAGCTTCAGTTAATGTTATATAATGTGTTGTAGCTGTAGCATCAAATGTAAATCGTGTGTAAGATGATTCATTAGCGTTACTTATACTAATTGTTTCTGATTTAGTTTGCGAACCACCAGAAGATGTTCCAATTGTTGCCGTTATAGTAGCACCAGTTAGTTTAACTATAACTTCATAAGTCTTACCAACTATTAAATCTGCTATTTCTTGAGTAACTGATGCACTCGTTAATTTTAAAGTGTTGCCAAATTTAGAACTAGCTGCAGGACTACCTGATACAGTTGTCCAACCAGTTATTGATGCTGATCCAGAAACTTCATAATCACCGTTTGTAATATAATCTTTTGGTTGTAAAAAAATAGTATCATAGTCAAGATATTTTAAAGTTGAAGCTACAGTAGCGTGAGCGTATAACTGTTTACCTGATACTAAATCAAGTGTACCCCCTGCTCTTGTAAAGGGCCAATTAAGTTCTGAATTTATTATATCTGTAATACTTCTGTTAACAAAGTCTTTAACAGATGTCTGTATACCCCTAGAACTACTAAATGTAGAACTAGTTAACTCTACTTCATTTACATCTCGTAATACATTATTTATTAGTACTAGATACGTGCTTGCCATTCTGTTTCTCTAATTTTATTACAGATTTATAAACGTCTTTATATACATTTATAAGGTTACTTTTAATTTCTTGTGCATGTTGATCTGATTTTGCTTTATTTTCAGCAAATTCTAAAGCATCTTTAAAGAACTGTTTCATATTTTAGTATACATGTTACGCACTGTAAATGCAACCCTATTTTGTAAACTGATCCTTTATACTCCTAATTACACTTTTTAAATCAAAAGGTTTTTCATTTGGTCTGTATGGACATTGATATTCTTTAGGACATTCCCCTGCACCAATTGGTACATACTCTCTATATTGTGTGTGATTTGCTCCAACAAATACACATATTCTTTGACTTTTAGTTAAAAGTTGACTTGCTAATCTACAAGTTGTCATTTTCTTTGCGTTAACTATACCCATAAACAGGTACATAACAACAAATAATGTCAGCATAGCTATACAGAATGGCTTACGATCCAAATCATCCATCCTAAAGCACTAACTCCAACTAAACAGGCTATACCCATAATGGTATAATCTCTTACCTTCCTGTTTCTAGCATCACGCTGGTATATAGCTTGATTTCTAGCCTTGCGTATCCTACCTTCTTCTTTTAATAAATCATCCCAAGCTTGTAGTCCATAATTGCCAATTAAAAAGTTACGTAGTTCTTCTCGTTGTTTTTGAAGTTTCTTACGACTACTGTAAGATTCCATTGCAACTTGTTCAATTGAACCATTAAATAGCTTATCTAACGTTGAAGGGTTGTTTGCATTTTTATGGATGTTATCAACATCACTAACTGCAGACATCCACGTAGACAACTGTGACCCTAAATCCTCAATTTCCTTACCCATCATAATGGCTTTTTTTATACCATTATATGCCGCTGTTGCTCCTGAAACTGCAGCAGATAAAGTAATTGGGTCAAGCATGGCTAATATCCTTTAAATTCTTTTTTTCTTGGTTTAAAATATTTAGACAAAGCCAGCTTGTGTCTCTCCCTGTCTTGTTGTTTGATAAGTTCTATTTCTGTAAATCTACACCTTTCATTCGGCTTATTAGCCTTTCTGCTCGATTTGTTACTTGCTTGTACCATCTGCTTTGTTTCATTTGATTTGCGGCTTCAATATGGTCGCCATCTCGTATAGCCTGTATCATTAGTTTAAATTTGCAAAATCTTGGATATCCGAGATTAAACATCATATTGCAACATATTAATCTTACTTCTTCATTCATGGAATCCCAATCATCAAACACTTTCCTACAATCATTAAGTGTAATCTGTATATCTTGCTCAAACCATTCATCTACTCTTTCTTTACTTATAACTGTACCTACAGATTTATTGTATTCTGGGTCTGTGCCTTTAAGCAAATGTCCAATACCTGCCGTAGGTAAACCTAAATGATCTAAGTATATATGATATTTGCAACCCTCATCTTGTTCTAATTCTACACGTAGTCTATCTATTATTGTTTCCACTATTTTCTCCCACTAATTGCACTAAAACCAAAATATGCTCCTACTAAGCCACACATAGAAATGTACTGAGTCATAAGGATAGACTCTGCTTCTGCGAGTCTGTCTGGAAATGCTAGGGTTAATATTGTTGTTATCGCCATTAAATAAATTAATACCCAAGCCATTCTCCTTTTATTTATTTGATAACCCATTTTATCTGGTATTAAATCGTTATCGTTACAAGTACATTTATCTCCACAAACTTCACAACCCATTTTATTTTCCTTTATTCATTAGTTGTAATCCTGTTTTACCGAACCTATATCCAAAGCTGCTGCCTATACAAATATATAAACAGGTGGAGAACCAATTTGGCGTTGATTCTTCCAAAAAGATAAACCCTTCCCTAACATATTCTTGCGAAAAAGGCAAAAATGAAGCTACTAATATTGCTCCAAAAATAAGTGTCCAAAATTCATCTTTCCAAGACCCAGCCATTTGATTTGTAAGGTTTTGTTCCATCAACATACTAGATGTTGCTTCTGTTTCGTATACCTTTGCTTCAGCTTTTGCTCTTGCAACTTTAACATCAGTTTCAGCTTTTGCTTTATCCATCTTACCTTGCAACCACGTACCTGCAAGATTTGTTACTGGACCTAATATTGTACTTAATCCAAACATACTCTTTTTCCTGTTAGATATTTAATTTCTTTAGTTTTAAAGTATTTTTCTATCCATTTAAAAATTGTTTCCATCAATCCCTCTTGATTGGTATTATGCACTTCTCTTCAGAAGCTGTTAAATTTTGTCCTTTTTTATGTATCCAGATGTAGCTCCAAGTTTCTTCGTTACATTTCTTTCCAAACGTAGAAACTACAGGGTTGTTTAAAGGTTCTGGTAAATACGAACAAGATGCTAAGAACATTGTTAGAATTAAAAATATTCTCACGTTTCTTCCCCCTTTTTAGGTATTTCTACACATACGCTATATCCTTCTAAATACTGGGGATCTTTCATTATACTTTCTCTTACTTGATTCACATATGCATAACATTTTTCTTCTGTAGTAAAAGGAAAATTAACCATTGGAAAATTAACAAATGCTGATGTTTCTCCTAATGCCCATAAAATTGTTATTACTGGAATCCACATTATTTTTTTGCTTTCTTTGGGATGCAATATGTTTTAACATATATTTTATCCCCTGCAACCCTTTGATGGGTGTTTTGATTATTTATTTTAATAGAATACTCTAAACAAGTATTCAGGTCTTTAAAGTAAATTTCTTCTTTTACATCTGTGCCTTGAAGAAATACCAAAAGTACCCAAAGCAATTCCACATCACTTGCCCCATAATTTCTTTAAATAATTCTGTGCTAGAGTTGATTTTACAGCCATTTCATTATTATTTTCTTTTACAAAATGCATATTAACATCATATATGTTACGCAGTATGTAAGTTTGTTCATATGATACATTAGTGGACATCCATCCTATTATTGCTTTTCGCACTCCCTTTTTAATTGGTGCAACTGTGTGAGCGTATATTATAGGAAAGAAAAGAACTTGTCCTGCTTGTAACTTATAGGGTACTTGCCCTATTTCATTATCAACAATAAATTCTCCACCATCGTAATCGCTATTTAAGCATATAGAAAACCCATAATCAAAGTATGTATTATTTATCTTAGGTTCAGCTTTAAAGTTATCTATGTGCTTATCATAATGCCCCCCTTCATTGTATTGGTTATAGAAATTTACCGATACTCTTGTGGGGTTTATTACTGCATCAACAAACGGATTATTATATATCCTTTG